GGATGCGGATGGTCGTCGTCGTGCACGAGCACGAGGACTGATGCACTTGGCAACTTCTGAGCGAGTCGGCTTTCGGGAGTGGCAGATTTTTTCGATCTGAGCGACCGGAACAATTCGCCTCGTTGGCCGCGGTACGCTCGTCGCAAGATAGCTGGCGTAATATCGCCATAACGCTCAGTGACCCGGTGACAGGCGAAGAAACGGCGCAAAGTTGCGAGAACGCCTGCTTTCGCCAGTTGCCTTTCGGTACACTGTACGGCATCGAATCGACTCATCGGCTTGGTCTGTGATTATGCATTCGCTTTTCCGTTCGATAAGCCATCTCACTCTAGCTCTGGCAGTTGCCGTAGCCCCTCTCTTGACTTGCCTCGCCCAGGAAGTTGCTTTCGTGGATCTGACGAAGATTGAGGCACGCGTCGACTTGCGACGCCCAAGAGCAACTTCACCGATAACGGGTGGATATAACGGTATTCAGCAGACCGTGCCCTGCCGTGATTCCGCGCACAACGCAGGCGCATTGCGTGGATCGCTGGTGTCGCTCGACCGTACGCATTATCAGGTTGGGGATGCGTCCGTGTTCGAAGTCACGGTTGAGAATACTGGTTCGGAGCCAATTAGAATCCCGTTTTCTCCACACCGGGCCGACCTTCAACCGAAAGATCCTGCCCAGAAGTTCTCCTACTCGGAGCTACACATCGTCTTGTGGATCGCTGGAGGAGAGCATTGGAGTGCCAACACTGGCGGCGGCGTCGTTTTGTACGGCGATGACGATCATCCCGGTACAATGCTGTCGCTACACCCAGGTCAATGGGCACGAATCGTCGGGCAGGGCAAGTTTGCTCTTCCGGGTGACCAGCTAAATGCCGAGTTGATCCGCTCACACCCGCCCGATCGCGTTTACGCAGAAGCTTCGCTCTATCGCAAGGAGACTCTGATAACACCGGCACAATCAGCGACCGTCGAACGTGAAGTCTGCGTTGCTCAAACGCGTGGACAATCCGTTCCGATTCAGCTGACCATCCCGTAGCTGTCGATAAATCCCGATTGCACTCAAAATCCCCCAATCGTCCGACCGAAACCTCATTACATCTTCAATTTCTGATTAGCGAGACGCAGCAAACGCTGACGATCCGCTTCGGCCCGAGCCTTTGCCGCCTCAGCCGCCTTCGCAGCCGGGTCCTCGCCACGGAGTTCCTTCTCCTGGGCTTCCAGGGAGCGGAGTTCCATATCGGCCATCTTCTCGCGGGCATTCACCTCGGTGTCCTCGTAAGCCGGGTTGGTGACCACGGAGACGTCATAGAGGTCGACATCGTGCAGTTCACGAACGATGCAGTCGTCGCCCATCATGTCGGCATAGTCCTTGCTTTCGCGAGTGTTCGTCCAGCGGGTACCCTGCTCCGCCGGGCTGAACGCGAAAGAGCACTGGCTCATGTCGCCACGGCTGACAGACTCGTGGACGTCATTGGCATAGCTCGTGTTGGGCAGGACGACGCGGAACCGCAAGCCGGTATCGTCGCTCGAGAGCTTGAGTGTGCCGGCAGAGGTGCGACCGAGGATCTTGTTAGGGTCGTGGTTGACCAGAGCCTTTACGTCCTGCTGCTCGTCCAGAGCACGGTCGAACGCTCCGTGCTTGATGACCTCACGGTACCCGCCCAGGTCCTGGGAGGGTGAGTTGTACTTGGCCGCGTATCCGACCAGAACCTTCTTGCCGTCCTCGGTTGCCGCCCGAAGCTCAACAGCGTGGCGCATTTCGATCTTCATGTTTGTGTCCTCATATTAGGCTCCCTCTAGTTCGCCGATGACTTTGAAGTCATCCAGTCGTGATCCCCGTCGTTGCAATCTTCCTGCTCGAGGTCGCGCAAGGCTTGAGTCTCGGCTGCGGCCCGGTTGACGGAGAGCCACAAGGCTCGGATGGCGCGATTAAGTTCATCTTTTGGCTCGAGTGGCGTCTTGCTGTGCCGCTTGAACATTCCACCGATGTAGTCCTTGACGAATTTGGTATCGACGGAAGTCTGGCGTTCGCCCAGGGTTCCCAAGTGGTCCGCGATAGCCATGAAAACTGGCAGGAATGTGCGCTCGAATGCGGCTGAATCAGGCTTCGAACGAGCCGAAACCCTGTTGAAAGCATCAGTAAACAATCCTGAATAGATGCGGTGAGCGATCTTCAACTCCGCTGAACGCGGGTTCTTGGCCGGAGTAGCAGGCTCACTAGCCGGGGAGTTGCCGCCGCCACCCGGCTCAGGCTCTGAAGTCACAACCGGGTCCGAGACCTTCTGGATGTTGACTCCGATGTAGTAGTCGTCCATTCCCTCATCGTCTGACGGGTTCATCCCTTCCATGACGCGAATGTCGTTCGGGCTGAGCGAGCCGGTAGCAAATCCAGTCTGGTAGCTCTTCTCGCGCTCCTCTGATGCCGGTCTGAAGAGATCGGTCAAGAGCTTGATCGGTGGGTTGTAGTCGATGACATAGTTCTTGCCAGGACGGCCCACGCCACTCGGTTTGCCGAGGAGCTTGTTCTCTAGCTCCTGCTTCAACTGGACCAGCCAGGGTCCCAGGCAGTAGCTGACAAACTCCATCGATACCTGTTCCAAGTTGGAACGGTTCGACTTCTCCATCTGTCCGAGCATGTGCGGAGGAACGTGGAAGAGTGCGCAGATCTCGGTCGTCTGAAGCTGACGGGTCTCCTTGAACTGTGCCTCGTCGTTCTTCAGAGCCATCGGCGTCGCCTTCATCCCCTGCGTCAGCACGAGAGGACGAAGCATGTTCTCGCCGCCCTGCGCTTCCTGGAATGACTTGCGGAGCAGATCCTTCTGCGCATCGGTAACGTTGCCGGGCACCTCGATGATGACGGATGCGCGAGCACCGTTGCCGAAGAACTTCGCGCCATACTTCTCCAGAGCCAGAGCCAACCCTACCGTCTGGCGAGCATCCTGAATCGCGGACGAGCCAATCCATCCATCCAGGGAGAGTCCCTTCAGATGGATGATGTCCTCCTTCACGATGTATCGCTTCGCCCGGTAGGACTCAGCACCGTTCTCCGAGAGGTCCGGCTGGTAGATGCCGTCTGTCGTCGAGTAGACCAACTCGCCCCAAGCCAGATGAGTGCCGTCTGCCAGGGTCATGCCTTCTTTGGCCGTGACACGCTCGGGCATGGTCTTGTGAGGTTGACGGAGCCAGAGCATTACGGGCCGCCCGGCTTTGTCGCGCTGGATCTCGGCATAGGCGTTCGACCAGAGCACCGCGTGAATCGTCAACGCGGCCCAGAAGACCTTGGCATTCATCTCATCGTTTGGGCAGTTACGCAGGATGGGCCAGAGATCGTGCTCACGAGCCTCACGCCGATTCATCCGCCCGTTCTTGGTCGGAGTCTCCTCATAGACGAACATCTGCTGAGTCGCGACTCCGTTGCCGATGATCTCAGCGCAGGACCGAACCGCGACCGATTGTAGAGCCGTGAGTTCTGATACACGCAGGCCGGAGTCGGTGCGTCCGCCGTTGAAGATATCTAGAAGCCATTCAGCGGGAAAGCTGAGAGGTGTCTGTGGTGACTCTAAGGATGTGCGTTGCTCTGTGGACGCGAAGATGCGGTTCTTGATGTCTTGGAACAGTCCCATGGGTTTCCTTAGAGAGCGAAGATCTCAAACTTAGGAATCTCTACCGGCTGCGCAATCAACTGGTTCAGTGCCGTCAGCAACGCGGTCGCCGGGTCGATCTTCGATTCGAATCGCTCCTTGTTCGGGAACAGGTTGTCATTCTTGTCTCGGTGACACACAACGTTGCTCACCGCCCAAGTCAGTACCGGGTCGCCGTTGAAGTGGAGACGTCCGTCGTAGACTGCAGCCTCGAGTTCCTTCATCGGCTTGCTGAGTTGCTTCGTGTTCTGAGCGACTTCCACGAGCTTGTCGATCCCTAAGTCATTCTGAAGGTGGTTCACAATCTCGACAGCCTGATACGGATCGTGCGCGACCTTCACTACTTGAAATCTCTTAGCTTGTTCTCGCACCCATGTCTCAACGAGATCGTAATCGTTCGTCTCGCCGGGACAGGTCTGGAGCTTGTTGTCTCTGACCCATCCCTGGTACTGAGAATGAGCAGTTAGCTCTACTCTAGCTTCCGGAACCCAATAGATCCCGAAGACGTAGTAATGCCGCTTCACGAGTTTTGTGGCGACATCCCCTATATCGCGCCAGAAAACCTTGATAGCCGCGAGGATGTCGAGCTTCGAGGCGAGGTCGAGTCCGATGATGCAGGCTTCTCCCTCGAAGTCGTCCTCGTTGAGAGTCTCGTCGGCACAGGCTTCCCACTTGCGCATGTCCATCCAGGCATGGTCCGCGTTCACCCAGATGTTCAAGTGCTTGGTGAGGAATGCGGGTTGCTTCGTTTCCTTTCGGCAACGCTGCATGACTTCGGCAGCCCGAGACTGCTAACGTCATTCAGTCGCGCAGCGCGCGAGTGATTATGCCTACACAAGA